TGACATAGCTGTCATCTGAATATATCTCTGGTGTAAACTTTCTGTATAATCCTAGTTTAGTTGGTGTGCTTGGTACATAACTTCCGTAGGTTGTTTCATACTCTCTGATTTTAATAACATCACCAGCTACTAACGTTGGAAGTGCTGTTGCAACATTATGTATAGTTAAACGAGCGGCTTCAGTTGCTACTGTATAGTCAATGTCTCTTATTAGCTGTACATCATTCTTATAAACTAATACTGTTTTATAGTTTGCTTTTGTAAAGTCATATATGTCAATTAAATCAAAGAACTCATCGTCAATGGCTGTTATGGTATGTTTTGTTTCTGTAAACACGTCACCACTAGCAATAGTGTCTGACCAATAAAACGGCTGTGTTATTTCTTTACTTTGATTAACATACTTTAATACTTGATCTAATTTTTGTGCTGTTGTTCCTTGGAAATCATTCTTAACTACAGCATCAATTAATTTATTTTTATACTTTTCATACTCAGTGCCAGCATAACTTAATGCTTCAAAAAAGTTAATATTAGAATCTCTAACAAATGTTGTAGCTAGTTGTATTGGTGATCCTTGTTGAACTATTTTATTACCGTATGGAACCACATCACCTAAATCTCTAACATTGTTGCTACCTAATACTGTTCCAGACATTGATGAAATATTCTGTACTAGATCAACATAATGATTTCTAACAGTTCCTAATGTCACTGTTGTAAATGTGTCGTTTGGTGAATTATTAGCTAGGTTATCAGGAACTTGATAGAACCCAATATTACTAACAAGGTCACTGATAACTTGTACCTGAATACTGGCACCAACTGCCGGTGTATAATCTGCGCCAAATGTTATTGTTGTTTGATCAGTAGTTGTTGCGTAACTGTATTTGTTTGCACTATAAAATTCATTGTTAACATATACAACCAATGGATTTTCTACTTCATCTTTTGCCGGAATGTCGCAGACCAATGCTTCGTCAGCATAGGTAAACGATAATATCTGTTTTTGTAATGACCTGTTAATATGTTTTTTCCAACCTAACTCTTTTTCAAATGTTGTTCTATCTGAGTAGTTGTGTACAAATCCAACATTGATATTTGATGTTGTGCTAATAGAATCGTTAGTATAGATAAATGTATCACTTTCTAAATTATTATCAAATACAATATCTCCTACATTATTAATGTTAAGATATTTTAGTCTTTGATTTAATATTGGATCTATTGCGCCTGACCCTAACGCATAAGAAAATAACTTAGTACCTGTAAAGTTTGTACTTGGATATGTTGTTTGACTTCCTAAGCTATTACCTAAGCTATCAAACATATCAAATAATGGTGCCTGATTTACTTTAGTTTTCTGTTGTGTCTCGATCCATTCAGATCCTGTATATCTATAACTCTTACCTTGCAGAGTTGCTCCGCTCAGCACATATATATTATTGTCTGCAACAACTGTTCCGTCATTGGCTTCAGTTAAGTTAATTATTTTAGCAGTTGTGGTATCATCATCCTGGTCAATCAGTGACACATTGTAAATTTTGTTTCTTACGGCACTATCTGTGTCAGCGGCAAATATTATTCTAGAACCATCTACTAGATCGTAACCATCTAAACTGTATCCTAAAGTACCATTGACATTACTAAGTGCATCTGTTTGATTAAAGTCAATTATGTTAACCGGTGCTTTACTGTCAGTACCAAAGTTAAATAATTTTAATCCAGCTTTAAATTCAATGATTGGTCGTTTAGCTCTCAATGATTGATCTAAGTTAGCAATAGTATCATTATACTCTGCTGACTTATTAATAACATCTACGTGTACCCAACGATTAGTTCTAGTCCACGGATTAAGATCTTTACTTGCTCGATTAATTGTAAAGTAGTCTTGTTCTTGAGGAGAATTTAAACTAGCATCGTATGCTCCAAAATCATAAGCAGTGCTATCAAAAGGCAGAGTCTCATCATTTAAGAAAGGTTCTGGAGTTTTAAAATCATCAACTGTTAGTAATTCAATTGCAGTACCAACTCCTTCAACGTAGTATTTCTGATCTTGGTAACTGCTAGGTTCCGTTCTACCACGAAATTGTACTTGCATTCCGTTCGTAAATATAACTCCATTTGGTGAAGTATAGCTTGTTTTACCTAAGATATCGTTAACATTTAACAATGTCATATCCACTTCATCTACTATATTAATAACACCAAATTTTGTACTATCGTTTTGATCTTGATAATAAAGTATATCACGTGTTGCAGTTAGCAAAGGTTGCTGTTCAAAGTATCCTTCTGCTGATTTGTAGTAATATTTTGAAGCGTTAAGTGTACCATATTGTATTTCTAATTTGTTAAGTTGTGGAACTTCGATTACTTTAGATAATGTTATATACGGTCTGGTTGGATCACTAGAGTCAGTTGTATACTTAATTTTCCATACACTATATCTTTGTGCCTGTGTTGTAATATCCGTAGTTGAATCAAAAACTTCTGAATCATATCCAGCTGTGGTTGAATCAAATCTATCTGTTATTCTCCATCCACTCTTATCGCTATCACTGTCTGTATTTTTATTAAGAAATATAACTGTACGATTGTCTAAATCTGATATAGAATCAATGCCTCCGTGCTCTGCTAAAAACACATCAACATATACATTATTGATTTGATCAAATTTTAGATCAGTTGCAAGATCAACTGGACCAACATCTGGCATTGTATAAAATTCATTTTGTGCTGTACTTAATGGTACGTTAAATTGTACACTTCCATTGTCATCACCGTTGTTAGTAACACCAAGTACTTCACGACTTGATTGATTTTCTTGTCCTGGAATTAATCCTGTTGTACCTGGGTTTGTTTGTATCCAGAAAGGATTACCAGTTTGTTGTACTTCAAATGTATAGTTCCCGCCTCTAACTAAAGTAATAGTTGGATTAGTTCCTGCTGTTTCACTCAATGTATATCCTGAGTCAGTCCTACCAACAGTGTAGTTGTTAGTTAATGCTATTTCAGTAGCCTGTACATTAACTGAGTCTGAGCCGCCAGCTAGCCAATAATATTGACTAAAGTTAATAAACTTGTCGTAATCAATAAATGGATCCCAAGCATAAAATTCACTTGAGAATAATCTATCATGTTTATTTGTTTTTGCGCCGCGGATACCTAATGCATCTATTAGTCCAGGGTATGTTGTTAAGTCTTTTGTTTTTGCAGTACCTGGTACTTTATAAACCACCGATGGTTCAAGCTGATAATTTGCTCTTGTTGTACTAGGTTCTAATACATAACTGTCTGTAGTAGTAACTCCAGGACCATTACGCTTGCCTATATATCCTTCAACTCGTTGAAGTTTACTAGGTTGAATCATTTGATCCAGTGTAGAAGCTAAAAACTTCTTATTGGTTTCTGTCCTGAATATCTCAGGTAGTAAATCAACTGTACGTGTTCTGGTTACCATTAAATGATCCCGCTATTAGAAGCTGTTCTTAAAGCACTAGATGTTAGTGCATCAATGACTACAATATTCTCTACTGTTGCCGAGTTTACAAAAATTTCGTTCGGTGCTGATCTTATTTCATACAAGTCGCCAAAGCTCTTTGTTGGATCTTTTGGTACTAGTACCACTGAGCTTACTATATCGCCTAGTTCTATGTGTAAGTACGCTGATAGTTCACTAAAGTAAAATGTATCTCCAAAATCCCATTTGTCAATAGTAAAGTATTCATTGAGTGCTTCAACAACACGTGATTTAATTTCACTAGTTGACACAACTGAGTTTGCATACTTAATTACTTTAATATCGCCCTGTAACTCTGTTGAAGCTTTACTACCAAACAACGGTTTAAATGTTACTGAATTTAAAATTACATTATCACTAATCATTTTATAATCTTGTAATGTTGCATAAGCAATTGATAGGTCGTCAATTGTTGGTGCAATTGGTTTAGTTACTGTTGCAGTCGAATCCTTAACCCAATTTTGATATTGTGTATAATATGAACTAGTTACTAGATATAGATCTATAATATTTGTAATCGCCGGATCTATTCTCTTGCTGTTACTTGAGTTATGTTTGTATTGGAAGTATAAATCCTGTCTTCCAGTATTAACTCGATAGTCTGTGTTTTCAGCTAGAGTATATGTTGTGCCAACAACTGTTAGTTTGTAGAACTTTTTGTCTGTTGTTGCATAAAATATTTGCCCATCTAAGAATTCTGTTTTTATTAATTCAATAGCCGACAATGTTGCGTACAACGCATTAACTGTTCCTGTTGCTATTGGAATATATCTTTCTAAATTATCAAAATCAGTAGTTCGTTGTAAGAAAGTAAGCTTGGTAGTAGCATTAGTGTCTGGAGCTACAACTTCTTTAAACACATCTGGGTTATCAGCAATGCCATCACTGTCTGAGTCCGCATAACTTACTAACACTTTAAAATTATCTACAAAGCCATCAGTTTCTGTTTCTTGTCCAATAATATCTAACCTTATATCGCCTGCTAACGCTGTATTACTGTCTGGTTGACTATTTGTTTTAAGTATGTTCACAAAGTCGTTGACTGTTCGTCCTGTTTTAGGATCGTATATTGAATCGTTAGAATCATATATAAATCTATTTTCAGTTACTGAAGCAAAATAATAATTTAAAGTTCTATACTTGACTGTGTATGTTGTTCCGTCTGTTGTAAACTGCACTAACCAACTAGCATCTTGCTTTAATCTAGTTGTAGATTGAGCATAGTCAGTTGAAAACTCAGCATCTTGATCTAAATTGTCAGTTGATATAATGTACCATGACCCTGTTGTATTATCGTATCCAAGACCGAAGTCTCTAAATAATTCAATTTGTTCAATCATTAACTTTTCAGTAGCTGACGGTATGTCTGTTACAAATTTTGGAATAACCTCAGTTGGAATAGCACCTGTTGGAATAAAGTCGTTCATTACAACTGGACCACTACCATCTTCAAGATTGCCATCACCAAAGTTTGTGCCGTCAAGTGTTAAACTAGAAACAGTTGCCCAAATTACTAATGTTTCATCAGCACCACTTGGCGTGCCTACTTTTAATCTATTGTTAGCATCAAAGAAATATCCACTTGGTGGTACTAGTTTAACTAGTCCACCTTGGTCAATATATTCAGTATTACTAGTACTGATTGGTCCAACTGCTACAGGATTACCTAAAGAATTTTTAAAGTACCCAGAACTTGAATTAGTTGAGGTTGTACTTTGTTGCCAAACAATATCTGTATCTGCATAACTTGGTCTATTAAATTTATCGTTATAAAAATGCACCATTGGTCTAGAAGCAAGTGTTGATTCAAGTTGGTTATTAATTACTGACGCAATGTCATTGGTATCAACAAAAGTAAATGTAAAGTTAGGAGCAGTATAATCTCTATAGAACATACCATCACTAGCAAAAGCATTAGTTGAAGAATATTTTCCAGTTGGATCTAATAAATCAATTTGTCTATTGATGCCAATACTAGAACGCCCAAGTGCCTTAGACTTTAATATGCTTGTAAACTGTGTATATGGGAAATTATTATAGTCTTCACCGTTAACCATTCTATTCTGTGTATAAAATCTTGCTGGTGCTCTTGTTTTTATATCGTCAATTGAGTCTCTTTGTTTAGCGTTTGTTACTGGTTGTTGTAATCCTAATACAAAACTTGCTGTTTCGTTACGACCGTTACGGCTAATGTAAGGTATTGATATTGTAATATTTTGTAATTCATTAGGATTAATTATATAATCAAGCCCGTTTGATTGTCGGACATATGTTCTAAATGTTCCTACTGGTACTTTAGCAAAGACACCGTCTCCAAATCTAAGTTCAATCTGATCGTTATAACCTGCAGTTACTGAATATACTGTTCGTTGTTGCTCATCTGTGATTGGAGTTGCACCTACGCCGTAGATACTATCTACTTTATCCCATTCTGTTAGTGTGTTGGTATTAGTAACTTCATATACCCACACATCATTTTGGTTAATTCCTTCAAGGTTAACGTTAACTGTTCTATTAGATATCCTCTCTGATAAACTAAAATCTTGACTTACTAATCCACCTTGTTTAAAGTAAAAGAAAAATCCTGTGTTTGCTGACCCAAATCCTAACTTATCATTTCTATATAACATACTCATAGGACTATTTGGCTGAGGAGCAGGTTCATAGATATATTTTTTATTAGCACTTGTAGCTGAGCAAACTTCAAACGACATATTTACGCCATCTACTGTTCCGTCAAAAGGAACAACTGGTAAAAAGCCTTCAACTACATTTAGTTGATATTCGTCTGTTGTGGTACCTAGTATAAGTTGGCTATTTGCAGGACGACCAAAACGTTGGCTGTCCGTTAATGTTGCATTTACCACGGCAGTCATTTGCTCATACCAATATTGATTTGTTGAATCGTTCCAGTTGACTCTTATTCCAGACAGATTGAATCCGTTAACATCTGTTACAGACTCAGTTGTTGATACTCCTAGTACTTTTAATAATCCAGTTGCTGATTCATTACGCTTTGAACTATACCCAACTAAGTTTCCTAATTTAACAACTGAATCTCTACGTTCTGCTGTATCAATGAAGTTTTCTCTGGTATTTAAATCATTTCTAAATGCTAGCCCTTGACCCATAAATGCCATCAGGTCTAATAGTGCTATAAACTCACTTGATTCAGTATAGTCATTGAATGTTTCTGGGTAATGTAATCTTAGATAATCTACGAAGCTTTTTCGTAGCGTTTCGAAGTCGTAACTTTGAAAATCAGCTTCACGGAAAGTCTTATACAGTCTTTTCCAATCCTCTGTTCCAAATATTGCTGTTTGTCTTGTAGTCTTAGCCATAGTAATCTCGTTGTTATCAAGTATTTATCACTTTAGATAACTGCGTATATTATTAAACTAAGTTTGCGTTTTGTGTTTCTTGATTGAAGAACAAGCTTAATCTTTGCTGTTCTGTTGTTGGTAATACTGTGACAAAAAGTTCTACTAATACCCCATTTTGTTGTGGATATACCTGTAAGTCATCTACTTTAACTCTAGGGTCTTGTTCTACTGTCCTACGCATTTCATATTCTAAGTCTTTCATGGTTGAATCAGTTTGAGGTTCAAATATTAAGCCCCACACATTAGTACCATAACCTGGATTACCTAGTTTTTCACCTTGTTTAATCATAAGGCTATTCAGCACATCACGTTTAACTAGTTCGTAGTCAACTAGTCTAAACTTTTTGCTATTATCAATTGTA